ACGGTATGAAGATGTTCGTAAGAGCACCTATCAAAACTGCTATGGAAGGAGATTTTGATACTGGTAACGTTAGATACAAAGCTAGAGAAAGATACAGCTTCGGCTGGTCTGACCCTAGAGGTATCTTCGGATCACAAGGATCTGCTTAATATTTAAGCACTTTTTATTTAGTGGGGTCCCTTTATGGGGCCCCATTAATCTGATAGAAAGAATGAATTATGACAAAACTGTTTCAAGTAAAAATTAGAGCTTATGGTCACATGGCTGATTTTACAATTGAAGCAGAAGATAGTGCAGAAAGTATAGAACGAGCTATCCTTGACAAAATAGGAAAAAAAGGTATATTACTTAAAGACAGCAATAGGATGTTTTCAAAATCCAAATGCTGGATAACCTATGAGGAGGTTGTAGATGATATCAGTTCAAGACCTTTACACGAAGAAAAGGTTGTTAGAACTTGATTGGGAGCAACACTACATTCAAGAGGGTAAATACACTCTTGATATGGTTAGGATCGACGAGAAGATAAAAGAGATCATTAACCAGATTAAAATGTCTGAAGCTGAAATGGCTCATAGACAAATTAAAGTAGAGTTAGCTGCTCCTGAGTTTTCTGTAGCTAGTTAAAACCTAGCTATTTATATCCGAAAAGTGAGTTTTCGATGCAGGAACCCCTTGCGCTATTTAATAAATTCAGTTATATCTTAGGCACTATACATTAACTTCTGATATCGACGCGTATAGTCGACGGCCTAGAGACGGTATTAGAATAACTAGGAGAACACTTATGGCAAATACAACGTTTCAAGGACCAGTAGTATCACTTAATGGAATCATTGGTGGACCAAACCCAAATGCGGGCGGAACTGGATCTAACGATACTGAACAAGGTGGTAAAGTACCTTATACAGCAACTAACGCAACTACACTTACAATTATATCAGGAAGTGAATCAGGAACAAAATTACTTGCAACAGCAAATGCTGGAGCTTTAGTTTATGTATCTAATGGAGCTTCAGGTAATGCAGTTTATGCATTTTCTGATGGAGCAGCTTGGTTGAGAGTAGATACAAGAGTTGCAGTATCATCAACATAATAAATTAATTTAAGGAGCTCGAAAGGGCTCCTTATAAAAGGAGAAAAATATGAAGTCAGATGTAAAACCGGTTATATGTGCAAGTAACATTAGTACTGCAGTTTTGTTTACTGGACCTACAAGATTAAGAGGTTACATGATACAAGCTGGAGGAACTTCAGGTTCTTGTATTATTAATGGTTTAGCAAATACTACAACTGTAAGTACATCTACTAACACACAAGTTTATATTCCAATTCAAGTTGGAGCAGGCGGAACTGAAACATTAAATCTTCCAGAAGATGGTGTATTATATGCACAAAGAAATGGAACGGGTATTGTTGATGGTATTGGAGTTGCTTCAAACACAAGCGGATTAACTGTTACGTTATTTATAGAAAAGTAGGAGTCAAGTATGGCTACCTCTTCAGGCACTACAGTTTTTGAAAAAACTTTTACTATTGATGAAATCATAGAAGAGTCATACGAAAGAATTGGTCTTGTAAACAATACAGGAAACCAAATGAAAGCCGCTCGTCGCTCGCTGAACATTATGTTTCAAGAGTGGGGCAACAGGGGACTTCATTATTGGGAAGTTGCTGAAAATTCAATTTCAATGGTGCAAGGTCAAACTGTTTATACAATTTACAGATCAAGTTCTGATGGTACATCAGATGGTACTTTTAGTTATTTAAATGGTGCAATTACTGCATCACAAACAACTCTTATATTAGATTCTGTTTGGCAGTTTCCAACGTCAGGAACATTATTAATTGGATCAGAACAAATTACTTATACAGGAACTAATACAAGTGCTAATTCAATAACAGGTTGCACGAGAGGTGCAAATGGTACTACAGCTGCAATTCATGCTGATAATTCTGCAGTATATGATTATGATTCTATTACTTATGGACCTGATGATATTTATGAAGCAACATATAGAAATACACAACAGGTTCCAGTTGCAGATTTTCCATTAACTAAAATAGATAGATCAGTTTACAATTCTTTATCTTCAAAATTTTCACAAGGTCAACCTACACAATATTGGGTTCAAAGATTTATAGATAAAATTACAATCACTTTATATTTAACACCAGGTGCTGATCAGGTGAATAATGTAATGCATTATTACTATGCAAAAAGAATTCAAGATGTTGGAGCTTATACAAATATTACAAACGTTCCATATAGATTTGTTCCATGTATGTGCGCGGGACTTGCTTATTATTTATCAGTTAAATTTGCACCACAACGTGGACAAGAAATGAAATTATTATATGAGGATGAATTAAAAAGAGCATTGGAACAAGATGGTTCTTCTTCAAGTTCATTCATAACACCTAAAACTTACTATCCGAGCGCATAATGGGAAATTTATCTAGAGGAAAATATGCTTACATGATCTCTGACCGTTCTGGTCAAAGATTTCCATATACTGAAATGGTACAAGAATGGAATGGATCATGGGTACATATAACTGAATATGAACCAAAGCATCCACAATTAGAACCTAAACCACATCAAGCTGATCCTGAAGGATTACAATATGCACATCCAGATAGAATGGAACCACCGGTGATTATTGAATTAACACCAAACCCATTTACTACAATTAAGTACGCAGGCAATACTTACATCAATGTTTATTCAGAAGATCATGGAAGATCTACTGGCAATGTTGTTAGATTTAGAGGACCACCAGAAGTATTAATCCCAGGAACGCCTACGCGCGAGACTTCATTTGAATTAGTTCCATCATTTGATGGTGTTACAGATATTTCAAATGCAAATGGTTTTACAATTACAGTTGGAAAAATTAATTCATCTGGTATTGTTGGAGATCCGTTGAATTATTTTTATTTCTTAAGTACAAGTACAGCAACAACAGGAAATGTTTCTGGTGGCGGGGCACAATGCTCTGCAGGACCAGTTACATTACAGGCTTAATATGACATATTCAGAATTAGTACAAAAAATCAGAGATTATACAGAAGTAGATTCAAATGTATTTACAGCAACTATTGTAAATGGATTTATATTAGACGCTGAATGGAGAATTCAAAGAGATGTAGATTCTGATAATAATAGAAAATATGCAACCGCTACTGTTATTGCAGGGCAACCTTATGTAAGTACACCTTTAGTTACAAATCAAACTTTAGTTATTAGAGAAGCTCAAATTATTCCATCTTCTGTTTATAGTAGTAATGCTGTTATAGAGTATAGAGATACAGGGTTTATTAATGAATATAATGCCTCTAATGCTCAAGGATTGCCTAAATATTTTAGTTACTGGGATGAACAAAATATAGTTTTAGCTCCAATTCCAGACTTGACATATACTATGCAATTAAATTATACCTTGAAGCCAGCAGGATTATCTGCTACTAATACGACAACATATTTAAGTCAGCAATTTCCCTCTGGTTTATTATATGCTTGCCTTGTTGAGGCTTACGGTTTTTTAAAGGGTCCGGCGGACATGATACAATTTTACGAACAAAAGTATCAGTCAGCATTACAAGGATTCTCTATTGAACAAATGGGAAGAAGAAGACGAGATGAATACCAAGAAGGTTCACCTCAGATTCAAAAACAAGGATAATATAATTAAGGAGTTAATATGCCAATTACACAAGCAGTTGCAAATTCGTTTAAAGGACAACTTCTACAAGGTCAGCATAATTTTACTGCTGCTACTGGAAATGTTTTTAAACTTGCTCTATACACTTCTGCAGCGACTCTAGATTCTTCAACAACTGTTTACACTTCAACAAATGAAGTTGCGAATACTGGTCAGTATACGACAGGTGGTGGAGCTCTAGTGAATGTATCACCAGTTGTTTCAAGTGGTGTTGCATTTATAGATTTTGCAGATATTTCTTTTACAGGGGTTACTTTAACTGCAAGAGGTGCTTTGATTTACAATACATCAAACACTAACGCAGCAGTATGTGTATTAGATTTTGGAAGTGATAAGACTGCAACATCTGGAACTTTCACAATTCAGTTTCCAGCAGACACAACATCAGCGGCTATTCTAAGAATCGGCAACGCGTAATAGGAGTCACCTATTATGGCTAATGGCTGGAATGATGGAAGTTGGGGTGATCTTGCTTGGAGTGGGATATTAAATTCTACTATTCAAGTAAATAATCCACTTGATGTAGCATGGAATGTTCAATCATGGGGCTATAATGCTTTTGGTGGTTCTAATAGTTTACTCACATCTTTAGGAACAGCTACAGCTAACGCTGTTTCATTAATAAGCGTAACTGGATTACAATTAAATACTTCTTTAAATAGTGTTCAAGCTTTTGGATTAGCAATAGTAAATGTTACTGGTCAACAGTTAAATATTTCACAAGGAGATGTTGATGCATCACCCGATGCTATTGTAACAGGATTACAATTAAATTTATCATTAAATAGCGTAACAGTTACAGCAGAAATTAATTCTGGATGGGGAAGACGTGGTTGGGGTATATATGATTGGGGCTCTGATGGTTTATCCGTTATAACATCAGTTACTGGTCAACAATTAAACTTAACATTAAATAGTGTAACTCCATTAGCTAATGCAAATGTAAATTTAACAGGACAACAATTAAATATTGCTGAAGGAATAGCTGATCCAAGTCCAGATGCTAACGTAACTGGTATTGGAATGACTGTTGCTTTAGCAGTTGGAACGGTGGTTATAGGAACTGGTAATGTTACATTAACTGGTCAACAAATAAATATATCTCAAGGAACTGCAATCGGTACTCCTAATACTATTGCAAGTGTTACAGGAATAGGCTTAAAAACAAGCGTTGGTACAGTATTTGCAGGTGGAACTTCTATTATTGAAGTTACAGGAAATTTATTGACTATAACTTTAAATAGTATAAATAATCAAATTTGGACTGAAGTAAATACCGGAACTGTTGCAACTTGGACAGAGATTGACACAGCCGCATAAATCAAATAAAACTATAAAATAAGGAATTTAAAATTATGGTATCAAGTTATTCAACAGACCTTAAACTAGAATTAATGGTTACAGGCGAGAACGCCGGTACATGGGGTGATATTACAAATACAAACCTAGTCATTCTTCAACAAGCAATTGCAGGTTATCAAACAGTAGCTCTTAACGCTACAACAGGTGCAACTCTTACATTTACAAATGGTGCATTATCAAATGGTAAAAATGCAGTCATAGAACTTACTGGTACAATTACTGGTAACGTAAGTGTTATTATTCCAGATGGAATTGAAAAAACATATTTAGTAAAAAATGGAACAACTGGTGCATTTACTGTTCAAATCAAAACAACTTCAGGAACAGGACCAACATTTGCAACAACTGATAAAGGAACTAAATTAGTTTATTCTAATGGAACTGATGTAATTGATTCTAATTTACAAAAATTATCAAGTGATTATGCTCCAACGTTATCTGCAAATTTAAGTACAAACTCATACAACGTTCAAGTTCAAAACAATACAGCTATTATAGATAATAATAGTAATGAACAAATTAAATTTACAACAACAGCATCTGCATCTAATGAAATAACAGTTGCAAACGCAGCTACTGGAAATAATCCAACTATTTCTGCAACAGGAGATGATACAAATATAGGTTTAACTTTAACTCCAAAAGGTATTGGAAGAGTTACTGCAAATGGTAATGCTAAAATATTTGGTGTTGCTGAAGGTGTAACAATTACTACAACTTTTCAAACAACTTTAAATTACGATACAAATACACAAGCTGTATTTTTTGCTAACGTAGCAGCATCTTCCAATTTTACAGTTAATTTAAGAGGAAGTTCAACAAGTGCATTAAATGCTTCTTTAGCAATTGGTGAATCAGTTACTGTTGCATTACTTGCTAAAAATAATAATACAACTTTTTATAACAACGTACTTCAAGTTGATGGAACTACTGTTACGGCAATCTGGCAAGGTGGATCTGCTCCAACAGCTGGAAATGCTTCATCTACAGATGTTTACACTTACACAGCAATTAAAACAGCAGCATCAACATACACAGTTTTAGCATCGCAAACGCAATTTAAATAAGGAGAAGAAAGAATGCCTTTACAATCTACAAGAGGTGCTAACTCAGCAAGAGGATTTGGATTTGGTGGTGGTTTTGGACCTCCTTACAATATTGCATATTTAATTATTGGTGGTGGTGGTGGAGGAGCTGGTAACATCGGTGGAGGAGGTGGAGCAGGTGGCTATAGATTTAGCTCTAGCGCTCAAATAAAAAAAGGACAAAATTATACTGTAACAGTTGGACTTGGTGGATCACCTTATAATGGACCAAATGGAACAGGTATGGCAGCATGCACAGATGGTAATCTTTCAGAAATAACAGGTATTGCAATTAATATAACCTCAGCAGGAGGAGGTCGTGGATCTTCTGGACAAGGAAATCCAGGAGGATCTGGTGGTGGAAATAGAGCAGGAAACGGACCAGGTGGATCAGGAAATACTCCTAGTGTTAGTCCTTCTCAAGGAAATGATGGATCTGGAGGAACATCTCCTTTTGGATCTGGAGGAGGAGGTGGTGCTGGATCAGCAGGAAGTGCAGGTTCTGGTGGAACAGGCCCTGGAGTTGGAGGAACGGGAGGAAATGGTTCAGCAGATTCTATAACTGGATCTCCGGTTACTTATGCTGGTGGTGGAGGCGGTGGAGGTCATGCCGCAGTTGGATTTAATGGTGGAGCAGGTGGATCAGGAGGTGGAGGAAATGGAACTACTGGACCTGTTGTTGGTGGATCTGGAACAGACGGATTAGGTGGGGGCGGTGGATCAGCGGGATATTTTCCAAACGATCCTTCAGGTGGACCAGGAGGCAGAGGAGTAGTTATAGTAAGTATTCCTACAGCCAATTATAGTGGAGTTTACAATGGATCACCTACAGTTACAACAAGTGGCAGTAATACTATATTAACTTTTAATGGTGCGGGCGGATTTAAAGCTTAAAAATTTATGGCAAGTTTTGTAAAATTAAATTCAGAAAATAAAGTTGTTAAAGCAGTTTCAGTTGCAAACGATGTTATAACAGACGCTAATGGAATTGAACAAGAATCACTTGGAATTGAATTTTTAAGAAATTTATATAATGAACCAGATGCAAATTGGAAACAAACTTCTTATAATACAAGAGATAATATTCATATAAATGGAGGAACCCCAATTAGAGGAAATTATGCTGGTTTAGGATTTATTTATGATCCTGAAAACAATGTTTTTTATCCAGAAAAACCATACCCTTCTTATATATTGGACACTTCAAAATGGCAATGGAAAGCCCCTGTTCCAAAACCTGAAGGAAATCTTTATCCTGTTGTATGGGATGAGGAAACACTTTCTTGGATAACAGATCCAAGATTTGAAGGTCTGTAAAAATATAACTAATATACAAGCATTGATATTTTTGGTACATTCTAAAATAGAATGAAAAATATTATTATAGTTGGTGGAGGAACAGCAGGATATGTTTCTGCTCTTATACTTAAGACACGTTTTAAAGATATAAATATAAAAATAATAAAATCAAATAAAATAGGAATTATTGGAGTTGGAGAGGGGTCTACTGAACATTGGAAAGAATTTTTAAGATTTGTAGGAATTAATGAATATAATTTAATAAGAAAAACAGATGCTACATTAAAATGTGGTATTATGTTTAAAGACTGGTCAAAAAAAAATTATTTACATAGTGTTGTAGACGAATTAACAAATTTAAAATTTGGCCAAACTTTACTTGGTTATCAAAAATTAATTTCTTTAAAATGTGATCAAAAAAATTTAAATAATCCTTTGTTTTGGGAGAATAAAGTTGCTATTAAATTTTTAGAAAATAATATTGTTCCGGCAAATCAATATCATTTTAATACTTTTAAATTAAATGAATTTTTAGAAAAAGAAAGCAAATTAAGATTAATAAAAATTATTGATGATGAAATATTAAATGTTGAAATAAAAAATAATAATATAGTAAAATTAAAAGGAGAAAAATCAGAATATGTTGCAGATTTGTTTATTGATTGTACCGGTTTTAAAAAATTATTGATTTCTAAATTAGGCGCTAAATGGAACTCTTATAAAAAATATTTAAAAATGAAAGAAGCAATAGCTTTTCCAACAGGAGATACTGAAGAATATAATATATACACCGTTGCACAAGCTATGAATTATGGTTGGATGTTTCAAATCCCAACTTTTGGAAGACAAGGAAATGGCTACATATTTGATAGTGATTATATAGATGCAGATCAGGCTAAAGAAGAAGTTGAAAAATTTTTAAATAAAAAAATTGAAATAGGAAGACATATTAAATTTGATCCTGGTTGTTTAGACAAAGTATGGATTAATAATTGTGTGGCAATTGGATTAAGTGCTAATTTTGTGGAACCATTAGAAGCAACATCTATTGGAACATCTATACAACAAGCATTTTTATTAATGCATTGTTTACCAAACTATAATCAAGAAAATATAAATTTTTATAATAATCAAATTGATAAAATAATGACCAATATAAGAGATTTTATAATACTTCATTATATGACAAATAAAACAAATACTGATTTTTGGAAAGATTTAAAAAAAATAGAAACACCTGATTCTTTAAAAATTAACTTAGAAAAATGGAAAACAAGATTACCTATAAGAGAAGATTTTATGGGATCTAATTATTTATTATTTTTTGAATATAATTGGATTCATATTTTATATGGATTAAATTTAATTAATGAAGACGTTTTAAAAGAATCCATTAAAATGTTCCCAAATGATTGGTTAAATTATGTAGATCAAAAACTTGATTTAATTTTTAAATATGATATAGAAAACATGGGACATAAAGAATATTTAAATATTATTAGAAATAATGAATAAATCAGAAATACACGGAATTTTTCCAGTGCCTATTTATATTTCAAATATAAATAGGAGTTTATCAAAAGAAGAAAATAATTTTATAAAAAAAAATAAAATAAAACTTTTTAAAAATAAAGGTAATTTTACTTCTGACGACAATTATATTTTAAAACAAAAAACTTTTAAAAAGTTAAAAAAAGAATTAGAATTAAAAGTTAATGACTATTTTAATAAAATAGTATGTTCTTCTAATGATATAAAACCATATATAACTCAATCTTGGTTAAATTATACAGAAAATAACGAATACCATCATGTTCATGAACACCCAAATTCTTTAGTGTCAGGTGTTTTTTACATTAGTGCAGATAAAAATAATGATAAAATAAAATTTTTCAATCAAACATATAGACAAATAGATTTTGAAAGAAAAGAATTTAATTTATATAATTCTAATACTTGGTGGTTTGCTGTTGAGACAGGGCAAGTAATATTGTTTCCTTCTTATTTAACACATTCTGTTGAAATTAAACAAGGAACAAATACAAGAATTAGCTTAGCCTTTAATGTTTTTGTAAGTGGAAAAATAGGAGATAATCGTAAATTAACAGAGCTTTTTTTAAAATGCATATAGGCATCTGGTTTCCTGTTTCAATAGCACATGTAGATGATGTTATTTCTGAAAAAGAAAATAACATTTTAGTAAAAGAAATTTTAAAAATAAAAAAAAATAGTTTAAAAGGAGGTGCCAACTGGGTAAGTAATGTTTATAACACACATACTACTTTTGATTTAAGAAAAAATAATAAATTTAATAATTTATGTAATAAAGTTATTGAACATGTTGATGTTTTTTCTGAAAGACTAGGATCAAGTTATTCACATAAAATAAATTCAAGTTGGTTTAATTGTTATGATAAAAATGATTATCAAGAATATCATGAACATAATAAAAGTATATTTAGTGCCGTATATTTTTTTAAAACACCGAAAGGTTCTGGAAATCTTGTTTTTAAAGATCCGAAAGAACCTGATATGTTTCCGTTAGAAAATATTAAATATAATGAATTATCTTTTCAACAATGTGAATATCCACCAATTGAAAGAAGATTAATAATTTTTAGATCATATCTTTCACATATGGTAAAACCAGGGAATAATATTTCTCCTAGAATAACAGCTGCTTTTAATTTGAGTTAATGAAAGAACATATTTTTCCATTTGAAAGTTTTATAGGTGGTTGGTATATGCCTAAAAAGTTATGTGATAAATTAATTTTATATTACAAAAAAAATAAACATCTTAGTAAAGATGGAATAGTAGGTGGTAAAATAAATAAAGAAATAAAAAATTCAAAAGACATTACAATTTTAGAAAATGAAAAAGATCCAGTTATTTTAGATTATAGAAATAATTTACAACAATGTTTAAATGAATATATCAAAAAATATAAATTTGTAGATCATTATGAAAGATTTAATATAAATTCCTATTATTACATGCAACATTATTTATCAAAAGAAGGATTTAAAAAATGGCATTTTGAAAGTGAAGGTAAACAAGTTTCGAATAGAATACTTGTATTTATGACATATTTAAATAACGTTAAAGACGGTGGCACAGAATTTTATTATCAAAAATTAATAAGTCCATGTAAAAAAGGACTTACATTAATTTGGCCAGCTGGTTTTACACATACTCATAAGGGTCAAATAAGTAATAAAAAAGAAAAATATATAGTAACAGGATGGTATACTTTTAACTAATATGAAAAAAAATCTGGGTCATTATATAAAACACTATAAAAATTTTTTAGATAAAAATTTATGTAAGGAAACTGTTAAACAATTAGATTTATTAAACGAATCTCATTGGATGGAACATGGATTTCATAATCCAAAAACAAATGAAACAAAAAAAGTATCAGGTAATAAAGAATTATCTATTGCATATGCAAATCAAATATCTACTAAAAATTACATAATGGAAAAATTATGGAAATCTATTGATATATATATCAAAAATTTAAATTTTAAATGGTATAAAGGATGGCAAGGATATACTGAAATTAGATTTAATAAATATTCAAAAAGTAAAAAAATGGCAAAACATTGTGATCATATTCATTCAATGTTTGATGGAGAAAGAAAAGGAATACCAACTTTAAGTGTTTTAGGTATATTAAATGAAGATTATGAAGGTGGAAAATTTATAATGTTTGAAGACCAAGAAATTAAATTTAAAGCTGGAGATTTGTTAATTTTTCCTTCTAATTTTTTATATCCACATGAAGTAGAGCCTGTAACAAAAGGAACACGCTATTCTTTTATATCTTGGGTATGGTAATTTAAAATAAACCATGTATAAAGGTAATTTATGCCTTTACAGAAAATACAATTTAAACCTGGATTTAATAAACAACAAACTGCAACCGGAGCCGAAGGGCAGTGGATTGAAGGTGATAATATTAGATTTCGTTACGGAGAACCACAAAAAATAGGTGGTTGGCAGCAACTCGTTGCTAGCACCTTAGCAGGACCTGCGAGAGACCAGCATACATGGACAGCCTTAGATGGTAAAAGATATGCAGCTATTGGAACTTCAAAATTGCTTGTTATTTATTATGAAAGTTCTTTTTACGATATTACTCCACTTGGAACAGCGCTAACAGCATGTACTTATACATCAACAACGGGTTCAGCAACTGTTACGATTAATAAAGCAACTCATCAATTAGAAGTTGGTGATTATATTATATTTACAAGTGTTACGACTCCTGGGTCTCCTACAACAAGTTATACGGCTGCAGATTTTACAACGAATGTTTTTGAAGTTAAATCAGTTCCAACATCAGGAACTTTTACAATTACAATGGCTTCTAATGAAACTGGAACAGGTGTTACAGCAGGAGGATCTTTAACTACAACTCCTTATATTTTTATTGGTCCAACATTTGAAACTCCAGCTTATGGATTTGGAACTGGATATTGGGGTGGAACAATTCCAACTTCAGTTACAACGACTTTAAATGGTGGAATTAATAACTCTGTTACAACTATTACAGTTACTTCAACTTCAGCATTTCCATCCTCTGGTAGAATAGATATTGATACAGAATTAATTACTTATACAAGTAAAAATGCAACTCAATTTTTAGGTTGTACTAGAGGAGCAAATGGATCTACAGCTGCATCTCATTCAACTGGTGCAACAGTTACTAATTCAACTGATTGGGTTGATTGGGGAGAACAAGCTAATACTGCAGGTGTTACTCTCGCTCCTGGTTCATGGTCACTCGATAACTACGGTCAAGTTCTAGTTGCTACAGTCAAGAATGGAGCAACTTATACTTGGGATCCATCAGCAGTGGGTGCATTAAGCACTAGAGCAACAATTGTATCAAATGCTCCAACAACTTCTATTTGTTCTGTTGTATCAGATAGAGATAGACATTTATTTTTATTTGGAACTGAAACTACAATTGGAAGTCCATCTACACAAGATCCAATGTTCATAAGATTTTCAAATCAAGAAGATATTAATACTTGGAATCCAACGGTAACAAACACTGCTGGAACATTTAGACTAGATACGGGAAACGAGATTATAGGAGCTATACAGGGTAAAGATTATGTATTTGTACTAACAGATCAGGCTGCATATACAATACAATTTGTTGGCCCTCCATTTACATTTTCTATTAGACAAGTTGGAACAAACTGCGGATGTATTGGACAACATGCAATGGTATACGCACAAGGCGCAGTATTTTGGATGGGATATGGAGGAGGTTTTTTTGCATTTGATGGAACAGTTAAACAAATACCATCTTTAGTTGAAGACTTTGTATTTACTAATACTGGGGATAATCTTGGAATTAATTTTGATGCAGGTCAAATAACTTATGCGTATCATAATTCATTATTTAATGAAGTAGGTTGGTTTTATGCAAAAGCAGGATCTAATCAATTAGACAGAAACGTAGTTTATAACTTTGTTGAAAATACATGGGCAGTTGGATCTTTAACTAGAACTACATATCAAGATTCAGTTACATATGATTTACCTTATGCAACTCAATATAATACAACGGGTACTCCAACATTTCCAACTATTAACGGTATAAGTAATTTAGTAGGTTCTACTAAATACTGGGCACAAGAAACGGGTGTTAATGAAGTAGATGCAAGTGGCAATACAACAGCTATTGCTGCATATGTTAAATCAGGAGATTATGATATATCAGAACAAGGTTTAGCAGGAGATGGTCAGTTAATTATGCGTGTTAAAAGATTTATTCCAGACTTTAAGAGTCTAGAAGGTAATGCAAAAATAACTTTATACTTTAGAGATTATCCGGCAAATAGTGAGTCTACACCTTCTACAACACCTCCATTAATTACTGGACCCTTTACAATTACATCTTCAACTGATAAAGTTGATACAAGAGTTAGAGGAAGACAGGTAAGTTTAAAAATTGAAAATGATGCTGTTGATGAAACTTGGAGATATGGAACTTTAAGATTAGACATTGAAGCAGGAGGAAGAAGATAATGGCAAAAATTACAGCTTATATACCAGAACCAACAGATAATTATGATGTTAATAATCAAAGACAAATTGTACAAGCAATTAATACAGTTAAAGATCAACTTAATTTTTCTTTTCAAAAAGATTTGAAAGATGAGTTAGAAGCATTTAGTTGGTTTATATTTAGTGGATCTAAAAATTAATGGCTATTTTTTATAAAAACCAAGGTTATGATTTAACCACAACTAATTTAACAACTGTATTAAATATTAATACTTCTACAGTTGCTATTATAAAAGAAATATCAGTTGCAAATGATCATAATAATACAGTTGAAGTAAATTATTATTTTACGGATTCTTCTACATCAACCACTTATAAATTTTATCATACTAAAGTTGCAGCTAACTCTAATGATAATGCAATACATAATGCACTAGTATTAGAAGAAGGAGATTATTTACAATTTCAAGCCGATGTTGCAAATGTTATATCAGGTCAAATTTCATATGCATTATTAACAAGACAAGGAGAAAATGGATAATATAACAAAGATAGAATGTCAGACAGAAGAAAGTTTTAAAAGTAAAACAACTGGAAAAACTTACAAAACTAAAGAAGAATTTTTAAAAGAAAATAAAGAAGAAGATTTAATAGTAGATCTTACTGTTAAAGTAACAAACAAAGGTTTAGAATTATTAGAGAAAGTAATGAATCAAAAATGAATCCAAGAGGCGGAACAGAATTACAAGTAGAACTGCTGCATAAATACGCAGATAAAGATTTATTAGATAAAGTGCAGATTACAACATCTGTGCCTGAAAAAATACCCTTACATCCAACAAAACCAAATATACTTTGGCAACAAAATTCATATGATCAAGCTAATTTACATCCTTGGTTTAAAGAAAAAGAAAACCATAAAAAATATGATTGGTATGTATTTAATTCACATTGGTGCTACGAGAAATTTAGAATGATGTTTGATATACCTACATCAAAATGTTTAGTTATTAAAAATGCAATTGAAAAAATAGAACCTAGAAAATTAGAACATACTAAAGGAGATCCTGTAAAATTAATCTACACTTCAACTCCTTGGCGTGGTTTAAATGTATTACTTGCTGCAATGGACCAGCGGAAAG